ATATTGAATCATACACAGGGTGGTTAGTATGCCAGTAACTGATTTGCAATTAATTATTTTTATAGTTACCAGTGTATTGTCTGGTGGGTTAATATTGGCTACAATGTATAAGATGTTCAAATGTATTTTTGATAAATTTAATGAACTGAGAAAAAGATTATGAGTGTTGAAAATATAGTATGTGGTTCTTTAGTGTTTATATCTATTATTCTTTTTTTGTGTTGAGGAACTATTGTGAGTAAAGAAAGAGAGTTGTTAGAGAGTTGTTTAGATGAGTTCCAGTACCAATCATTTCCTTGTACAGAACTGGTAACTAGAATAAAAGAACTACTCGCCCAACCTGAGCAAGAGCCTGTGGCTTGGTGTTGGGAAGAACAGTTTGGAGTTATTATGGGCGATTGGGGTCTAGTATCAAGCATTCATAAACCCAAGGAAAGTAAATATAGAAAAAATATTCACCCACTTTATATGTCTCCGCAAAAGGTTGAGCAAGAGCCAAGTGATACAGAAATAATCACAGCATACCAAATGCTTGTGAGAAGGAAATTAGGTTTGCAGGAAAAGAATGAAGTCTTACAATTAGGTGAACCCAAATTCAAAGTTTGTGAGAATAAAATTGATGGTAGTTGTCCATTACACAATTTGCAATGTAATTACCCAGAGTGTGAGGAATAATATGAGAATTTATTTTGGAAGAAAACCAGAAGGAGATGAAATTCAAAAATTGGACAAAAAATTTGAATTTTATTTAATTGAAAATGATTATAATGTTGAGAAAACTGTTGACTTTATGACATCATATTTAGTAAACAATTGGGACGAAGATGATTTTAAAGATGTTGTGTGTCATAGCATTAATCCATTATTAATCAATTATTTTACCGATGATTTTGCTAAAGAATATTTATGGATAATTGATGAAGAAGGTAATCATATCAAAATGGGTGATGATGAATCTATGTTAAAAAAATTAACAGTGCTTGGTCCAGGTGAAGTGGTGTGTGATGATTATAGGTCGCTCAAATGAGTGGCGGATTTTTCAACCATCTTCAATATAACCTAGACCAAATCTCAGCAGATATTGAAGATGAAATCTATTATAATGATTCAGAAGAAGTTAATGAATATAATGATAAAAGAGGTAATGGATTCAGCGAAGATACTATGCAAGAATTCAAATTAGCTGTATGGTATTTGAAACAAGCACTGGTTTATACCCAAAGAATAGATTGGTTACTTTCTGGGGACGACGGAGAGGAAACATTCCATGAAAGATTGAAAAAAGATTTGGAAAAACTAAAATAAAACGTTTACATTTCTAGAAAACAGTGTATAATAGACTCATAAATTAAATTATTGAGGAATTATATTATGAATGCAGTTGAATGGTTTTATACGATTATGTCAATGGGGTTTGGGTGGGCTATTTTAAGTTTCCCCTATTTGGTTGAGAAGTTTTGTAAATTATTTAAATGAGGAATTATATTATGAAGAATGAATTTGAAATAAACTTTGACCAATGGAATATCCTTTGGAAAAAACACGAAAATAGATATGACTTCTTTGTCGCTAGTTCTCCTGAGATAGCATGTAATATGGCTCGTTGGAAATATGGCGATTGTATTGATATAAAATCAGTGGAGATATTTGAATGACTACTGTAGCAGAACTTATCACCTATCTCCAAACACTACCTCCAGAAACTACAGTTGATGTTCTCTCTGAAGAATCATCAGGATACAGTAGTTATTGTACCTGGGTTGACCTAGAACTTCCAACTGAAGAGATATTTGGTTCCTATCAAGGAACTGATTCAATGGAATTTTACTCAGGTACAGATAATGTTGGACCTTTCCTAAGACTTGGGAGTGATTAATGAACAATAGATTATTAGAACTTGCCCAAGAAGCAGAACAATCAGCTAATCTAGGGAATGCCATAGATGTTAAGTTAATGATGCAGAATTATGCTGAATTGATTGTGAAGGAACTTCTCAATATAGCGGATGAAGTCAGTTCCTTTAGCGATAGCCCAGAATGGTTAATATGCGAAAGATTGGGTATCAACCATGACTGGCGAAGACAACCAGATAATTTTTGGAGTTGAATGATGAACGAGAAAATTAGAAAGTTTGCGGTAATGAGTTTTGATATTGAACTTGATAGACGTAACTTTGAAGAATTTTCCACAGATGTTTATGGTGTTGAAAAGTTTGCTCAATTAGTTATCAAAGAATGTGTTGATACAATTATGAATGATACCGATAGGCATAGAAAAGAATACTTTGCTGGACTTTTGAAAGAACATTTTGGAATAGAAGAATGAATATCTATGAAGCCAGATGGAACAATGTCCTAAAATGGGCAAAGAAAGTGAAGGAACACTACGACACTGGCAAGTATATGATTAAATGGGATTGGGATTATTATCCTAATGAATTTGACTTTGTTATTGATGAAGTGAACCGAATAATTTCAATTGATTCAAAAGATAGAACAACTCTAAATCAGATTTATGAATATGCTTTAGAATGGGATCATGGTTCATATACTTCTATTGCTGAAACAAACAAAATGCTTGCAGATATTAATTTATTTATGATGGTTAAGGTAAAATTATGAATAAAACTTATACAACTGAAGTCTATGAGTTTGGACCTGATAATGATTTGATAATTAAACTTCCTGAAGAACTATTAGAAGAATTGAAATGGTTTGACGGTGATAAGATAACTTGGATAGACAATAACGATGGTTCATTCTCACTGAGGAAAGCAGATGATTTACTTAGATTATAAGTGGGAATTATTTTCCTTTGGCATTATTCTTGATGAAGAACTTAATACTGATGAAATTGGATGGAAAGAAGGCGATTGTTTTAGATTAGAAAAAGTTAAAGGTGTATCAAAGTTAGTTAAATTTAATACCAATATTATAAGGATAGATAATGAAATATAGAAAGAAACCAGTAGTAATTGAAGCGTTTCAAATTACAGAAGTAAAATGACCTATGAGGCAGTAGAATGAGTGATATAACAAAAAAAGATGGTCCAACAGGTGCACCATATCCTGGTGAAGTAAATTATTGGTATGACAAGACTGAGGATATGAAAATGAATGAACAAGCAATAGGTATACAGAATCCAGGTTCTGAAACACAATTAGTATTAGTAGAATGTATCCATCAATACCGTATGAGATATGTGGTTGAAGTTCCTGTAGGTAAATCAGATTGGGCACTTGATACAGTTTGTATGGATGAAGCCAAAGAGTTTTCTCAATTATCTCTTGGTGAAACTATTGTATCTCATAGAGTTATAAGTAAAGACGAAGTCCTAAAGTTATGTGATATTGATAATGATTATTGCCATTCTTGGACTGATGAAGCGAAACTAGATGCATTTGTAACACCAATGGAGGAATAGAATGCAAAGATATAATCAAAGATTTAGTGGTGCGTTCGCACAACTGATTAAGTCTAATACTGGGAAATGGGTTAAACACGCAGAGTTTGAAGATATACTAAAAAGTAATGAAGACGCATTATTTGATGTTATCAAAGAACGTAATGCAGATATTGAAATGCATAAACAGTGTATTGAAGAACTTAATGTGTTAATTAGTAAAGTTAATAGATGGAGAGAGGAAGACCTTAAAGAACATCAAAGTGAATCTATGCAAAATTTTGAAGAACTTCAACGTCTAGGTGATGATTTGGAATATCTTAAAAATTGGAATACCAAACTGTTTTCGTTATTGGTAATTTCAACCGTTTTAAATTTTATTATGTTTGGTATTGCCGCGTTATATGTCGGGTAACATTTGAAAATAATTTTTATTAGTGAAAATAAACGTTTACATTACCTAAAACTATGATATAATAGACTCATAAACTAAATAAATGAGGAATATTATATTATGAAACAAACAATTCAAATGATAACGATGGCAATTACTACCGGTTTATTGTATATGGCTGCTAGTCTTGTTTTTAATATTTGAGGATATAAAAATGAAAGGTTTAATACGTTTAGTTGTTGGTGCATTAATGATTATAGGTTCCTTATTATATGTAGAGGTTAATCAATTCGATCCAGGTATTCAACCAGCAATATGGTTGGTGATTGGACTAACAATGTTTTATTTTGGTATAACCGCCGGTAAGGAAAATAATTAATGTACCTATTACTAATTGTAATGTTTACAGGGCAAATAGTAGTATATGAATATCCAACTGCATCAGATTGCGAAGTTGGATTGATTCAGAAAACAGATGTAGGTAATTATAAAAAGATTAAAAGGGCAATTTGTGTTAATACAGAAGAAGAGGTAGAATGAAGACTTTTATAGTTTATACTATGGATTTTATTTTGATGTTTTTAATAGTTAGTTCATTGTTTATTTTAATTATAACGGGTGAATTAGTTATTTCGTGTATAATGGCTATTGTATTTGTGATAGTTGCTAATAACTATATTGTATACAGAAGAATATATTTAACCGGTAAATGTTAGGAGATATAATGCAAGATAAAGTAGAGTTTTTAAAGTGGATATTTAAGAATATTAATTATTTTTATATAGCATTGTTTTTCCATTTAGTTATATGTTTTTCATTTGTGTTTTTACCAAAGCCATTTGATAAAGTTGCTGCGGTTTATATACTAATTACACTTTCAATATCGGCAATTTATTATTTAATAATATTGCCATTAACCTGGGCTTATGCGAAGTTTAAACTTGAAAAAAAAGATTGAATCTGAGTTAATAAAAGTTCCATTGGTATTTTCTATGAAGGATCGGTATAAATTATGATTAAAGCCATATATGTAGATATGGATGGTGTACTTGCAGATTTTAAGAAGAGATTTATAGAACGGTTCAAGGAAGAACCTGAACTAGATTATCCATCTAAAAATAAAGAGAAGAGTGCATATAAAGGAAGATTTGCTACTATGGTTGATGAACTACAATTTGCTATTCTTGATCCTATGCCTGATCTGGAAGAAGGTTTGCAGTTTTTAACTAGTATTGAGTTTGATTATGATATAAAGTTACTAACATCAACTGCTAGAATTGAACTTAAGCAAACTATATCAAGTCAAAAAGAACAATGGTTAAAAGATTATGATATTAAATATCCTGCTATATATGTACCTGGAAAGATATTAAAGCAAACTTATGCTAGACCTTATAGACTATTGATTGATGATACACTTTCTAACGTAGATCAATGGCGAGCTAAGGGAGGTAAAGCAATACTCCATACATCTTGGAGGCAAACAATAGAGGAGTTTGATTACTATTATGCATGAAATGACAACTGAAGAAAAGAAAGTTTATACTGATTTACTAAAACAAATCTCTTTGAAAATAGATTCCAATAGCACCAGTTATCATATAGCAAGATTAAAGGATTTTGTTGAAGTCGTTAATCTTAGGATTGAAGGTGCAAATTATGAATATGATTATTAAGTTTTTCTTAGAACGAATCTTTATAGTAGTATTTGGTATTGCAATAATAATAGTTGGATTTATTAGTCCAAGATACGCATTAGTAAATCTATGGACTACTTTCCAAAGAGTTAACATAGAGACAAATAAGAAATGAATAGATACTATGACCTTAGAAGAAGCAAATAAGCGATATATTGAATTGTCGATAAAATATCACGATTGTATACCATTTCACCCAGATGAAGATATTGAATGGCAAGAAGTTTGTAAAATTGTATTTGATGATTTACGGATAAGCAATCCAGATATGTTTATTGATATAAAGAAATCAAGTAAAGATAAATATGAAAAATATTCAAATAAAGTGAAATAAAACGTTTACATTTCCTAAAACTATGATATAATAGACTCATAAATTAAATTATGAGGTTGTTATGTATATACTTGAAATGATGAAAAAAGATGTTAATTATGTAGTTGGTTTAACTGTTACACTTAATTTTAATGTAGTTCCAGTAGTATCTCATACTGGTGTTGTAAAGTTTGCTGAACGTAGAGATTATAGCTGGACAGTTGATGATGTAAAAACTGATATTCCAAGATATCTTGTTTCATTTGATGGAACTCATTATTTTACTGTTGATAGATTTGTAACTGGATATGAATTATGAAAACATTTACTTCTACTCAAAAACGTCTAATGGCACAACTTGATATCAACCTTTCTTCTGATGAACAAATTAATTCGTTCTATGAGGGTTGGGAAGAATCAAGTTTTGAATGTCGTGCTAATGGTATCCCTGCCTTATCTTTTGATAAGTATCTTGAGCAAAAGATAATTTGGAATGAACTTTTTAATAAAGTGAGTGTGTGATATGATTGAACCATTAGATTTTACCAAATACGAAGTTCCAGAATTCCCACATAGTTTACACTACAATAAAGACAATTATGAGGCTGCCATAGTAGAATGGCATCAGATAAATGATTTTGTTACTGAAGAATTCAGACTTGACCTTGAAGATTATTTGATGAATTACTTAGCTATAGAATTGGACGAAGAATCTATTCACCTCGGTAAGATTAGAAAATTGGTTGAGATAGCAATGGAAGATGGAATAGAATATGATGAAGTTGTGAACCTTTGTGTTAGAATGTTACCTTTGCTACAGGTAGATAAATTATGATCCTTAAATCCTATTCATTATCCCTTCCTGAACCTTCTGAATGGAAGTGTTATTTGTTCGGTAGTAAATCTAGTCAAGGTATGGTTTTTGTGCCAAGAAAAGGTCAAGAACCTAACTGGTTTTGGAGAAAGATGCAGTTTTTAATTTTGGGAAATAAGTGGGTGAAGAATGAACGATAAATTCTTGGAAATATTGTCTAAATCTTCTGGACGAACTATTACTAGACCATACGATGGTTCACTCCTTATCAAATTAGATTTAACAGAATTGGAAAAGTTTACCGAGTTGATTGTAAAGGAATGTGTTCGTGTATGTGAAGAAGATTTACTTGATGAATATATGAGAAAATGTTTTGCAGCACAGGAAGAAGGTATTTTATATGCTGCTGTTGCTGATTGTTGCAGTGCTATGAAACAAGAATTTGGAGTAGAAGAATGAATGATAAAATTAGAGAACTTGCAGAACAGGCTGGCTTTGAAAATGGTCACCAAGATCGTAATGGCAACTCATACTCGTATGAATTGGAAAAGTTTGCTGAATTGATTGTTCGGGAATGTTTGTCATTAAGCAGTGACCTTTATCCTTTTGATGCAATGGATGCTGCAGGTGTTGGGGCAAAATCGCAATATGGTTCAGCAGCATTACTTAGAGTCTACGAAAACACTAATGACCAATACTATGATGCTATTAAGAAACATTTTGGAGTAGAAAAATGAAAGGTTCAGTAGAAAGAAACATAGTCGCTAATTTAGGAAGACGTTACAGATGGGCATTAGATGCATATTTCTTAGTTTTATATAATGAAAAATCTCCCTCAATTCTAATTGCCTTGGCGAACTGTAGAGCCATCGAAAGATGGAATGCATTTGAAACAAGTAGAAAAATATTGAAAGGAGAAAAAGAATGAAAATAGTAATCGGAAACTACCGGAATCATTGGCTGTCTCCCTACATAATCCTAGAGAAGTTTTTCTATTGGAGAAAGGACTATGATGT